ACTTGCTGAAGGAATGACACATTCAGAGTGGAGCAGAATAAATCATCTAATAAATACCTGCTTTGAATCACAAGAAGCCAAGGTGACATTTGTGCAACCAAAGCAACTTGACCTCTTGATGAAGCAGAATGTTATTCTGTGACAATTTGAATAAATGCAGGATTTATTCTGTAGTCCTTACCTTGGTATTGAATATGAATGTAATCATATTTGAAACAATCAGCATATCGAGAACCTTCATCATATTTTAAATTCTCACGGAAATATGTGACAGGGTTCTGATAATCCGCAACAGTGGCTGTTTCAGTGATATCTATCCATTCACCAAGTAAGCAAGCATAAATTCTCATTGTTCAATCTCCTTTCGTGATTACTCGGCTACGGCAATAGCCTGTAATTAGAGTATAGGAGTAAGAGTGCATTTGTACAAGTAATTATCTAAGGAGGTGAGAAGGCTGACAGGTTTTGATAATGAAAATCTGAGAAGAAGAATCAAAGAAATCTACGGAAATCAAGGTGGCTTTGCAAAGGCTATGGAGCTGTCTGAAAGAAGTATATCTTTGAAGCTTACAGGGGCAAGACAATGGAGGCAGAGCGAAATCTACAGAGCAAAAGAGTTGTTAAAGATAGAAGATAAGGACCTGGTAAAGTATTTTTTTACAAGATGTTCTTAATAAAACAAAAAACTGTCAGAGGCGTTATCTCTAACAGTTTCGTGCTAAATTTTTTTACTTTTTATACTTTGCAGATTTTCATCACATCTAATAACGCTAAATGTTTCTATTAAGTATTCCACCACTTATGCTGTTTTAGTTCAGCACGAATTGCACTGCCCATTAGCTGGTGGAAATCAAGGAACATTTGGTATGGTGAGGATTTTTTAACCGAGTCCAACTCGTAACTCAATGGAGCTTTACGCCATACTAATTATTACATTTAAACCCCAGTTTAACGTGCTTTGGGGAACCACAATTGCAACCTTAATTAAAAAGAGCAGGGCAGATAAGTTTTCCTATAAGTAGCATATAGAGTCTCCTTTCCTGCCCGATAAGAGCAAATTAAGGATAACAATATTTGAACATAAGTTCAAGAAAAGATTAAAAATTAAATTTAAAAGGAGTAGCAATCATGGACAAAATTATTATTCATAAGATTCACAACAAGCCAATAGGTAAAGCAGGTGGTAGTGTGTGGGTTTCAAAGGAAGTTAGCGAACAGCTTGACAGTATAGCGTTAGAAACAGGTATTGCCAAGCAGAGAGTCACAGATTTTCTTCTTAAGAAGGCTCTTGAAGCGGTAGTGGTAGCAGATAGTGAAATCTAAGAATTAGGACAATCAGGAAAAACATATCATCTACAAAAGGGAGAAGGGAAAACACAATGACATACACGACAACAACATATGAATATCCGAATTGTACTGTCACGGTGCATAGACCTGTCCTGACAGAAGATGAAAGAAAATTAAGAATGGATATTTTAAAAAGTGCTGCAGCTAATCTTATGATGGAAGTAGCAGAAAAGGAGATGAAACAGAATGGATTATAGCTTAATTTATGGCGGTGATGTTACTGTAGAGGATTTACAGGTACTTAATAAGCTTGGATTTGAATTTGTGGTTGAGGGCGGTGAGATAACACATGTCTTACACAGATGATGCATGGCATTGAAAGAAAGTAAAGGAGCATTAAAGGATGATGAAATACTTAAAAGGTTATAAGGGATTTAAACAGGGACTTATTTGCAGAGATAAACAGTATAAGGAAAATACTGTATTTGAAGAAGATAAGGCTATTGTTTGCAGTAAGGGAATGCATTTTTGCACAAATCCATTTGATGTGCTAGATCACTATGAACTTGTTAATGATGATGGCTCTTTCAATGAATACACAGAAGTGGAAGCTATGGCAGACTCATTGACGGATGATGACAAGAAGTATTGCACAACAAAGCTAAAAATTGGTGTAAGACTTGGATTTGCAGGATTTATCAAGGCTTGTGTCAATTTTCTTATCGAAAAGACAAGCTTTCAACAAGATGATATTAATAGTGGAGATTGCGCACAGATAGGTTCAAGCGGAAATTACGCACAGATAGGTTCAAGTGGATATTGCGCACAGATAACATCCAAGGGTAAACATTCAGTTGTTATGGCAGCAGGATGCAATTCAAGGGCAAAAGCCAAGATTGGCAGTTGGATCACTCTGGTCGAATGGGTAAGGACAGATGAATATACCGAAAAGGAATATGCCATTTGGATTCCTAAGTGTGTAAGAACAGGATATGTGGATGGTGAACATATTAAAGAAGATACATTTTACAAATTGAAAGATGGTGAATTTGTTGAGTGTTGAAATGAAGGTACTTAATAGCAGGGAAGAATGGCTTGCCAATCGTATGAATGGCATAGGCGGTTCTGAGATAAGTGCTGTGGTTGGCTGCAATCCGTACAAGTCTAACATTGATTTATGGATGGAAAAGACAGGACAAGCTCAGGCGAAGGATATTTCCAATGAACCATATGTACTGTATGGAACACAGGCAGAAGAACATCTTAGAGCATTATTTGCTTTGGATTTCCCACAGTATGAAGTGCATTACATAGAAAATAATTCTTTCAGGAATGACAAGTATCCTTGGGCACAAGCTTCTTTGGACGGATGGCTTACGGAAAAAGAGACAGGCAGAAAGGGTATTTTAGAGATTAAGACAACCAACATCCTGCAATCTATGCAGAAAGAGAAATGGAATCACCAGATACCTATGAATTATTATTGCCAATGCTGTTTTTACATGGCTGTGCTGGAAGCAGATTTTTGTGTATTAAAAGGACAGCTTAAATCTGAATTCAATGGCGAAGTTTATTTGCAAACCAAACACTACAAGATTGAAAGAACAGAAGCACAGGAAGATATTAATTATCTGATGCAGAAAGGTTCGGAATTTTGGCAATATGTGAAAACAGGAAAGCAACCTGCATTGGTACTTCCTGATGTGATTTAGGAAAGAGTAATGCAATGAAGGTGTATATCAAGGTAACAAATGACAAGTACAGTTTAATTGAAGCAATTGCGGATACAGCAAGGGAACTTGCGAAAATCTGTAATACAACGGAAGCATCAATATATTCTTCTATTTCACATGGTCATAAGACTTATGAAAGAGTTGATATTGGTGAGAAATAGAAACAAAGTGAGGTAAATGAAATGAAATTAAAAGTTAATGAGGTGGCAGTTCCTGAACAGATTACGTTCAATTATGAGGAACTTAAGCAGGAGCTTACAGAGAAGGTATCCATGTATGAAACATTAGTGTATACGGACGACCAGATTAAGCAGGCAAAGGCTGATAAGGCTAATCTTAATAAGCTCAAGAAAGCACTTAATGATGAAAGAATCAGAAGGGAAAGGGAATACATGCAGCCCTTTAATGATTTTAAGCAGAAGATTAATGAGATTATCGGCATTATAGACAAGCCTGTTGCTGTAATTGATAAGCAGGTTAAGGAGTATGAGGAAAAGCAGAAGTCTGAAAAGATGGAAGCTATTAAGGAATATTGGGATAACTGTGATGTTCCTGAAGGTCTTTCTTTTGAAAAAATATTTGATAACAAGTGGCTTAATGCTTCAACTTCTATGAAGTCAATCCAGGATGTGATTAATGAAGCTATTGCTAAGTTTAAGAATGAAATGGTTATACTTGCTGATTTGCCTGAATACAGCTTTGAAGCACAGCAGACATATATTTCTACCCTTGACATAGGAAAAGCCCTAAATGAAGCCCACAGGCTGTCAGATATGGCTAAGAAGAAGGCTGAAATGGAAGCAGAGCAGGCAAGACGCAAGGCAGAGGAAGAAGCAAGGAAGGCGGCTGAACAGATGGTAACTGAAGAAGAATTTATACCACCTGTAATTAATAAAGAACTTGATGCAAAAGCTTTTCCATCCGCACAGGTTGAAACTGAATCTAAAAAGCAGTGGATAGCTTTCCAGGCATTGCTTACAACAGAAGATGCCCTTGCGCTTAAGGACTTCTTTAATAGCAGAAATATAGAGTTTAAATCAATTTAGAAAGGTAGGTAAACGGAATGATTCATGTAGATATAAAAACAATTGTGATTGATGGCAATGGAGCTGTTATTTGCTGTGAAATTGAAAGCATTTTAAGAGCATTTAGGAAGTCGACTGAGGAAAGGTATGGTAAGGAAGCTGCAGAAGAATTGATTGATAAAATTGTAAAAAATTCCAAGAAGTCAGATGAACAGAATGAAAAAGAGATAGAAGAATTAAAGAAGCAGACTTCAGATACGCTTCAGGATATTTTAAAGTCGATTATGGAAGGATTAGGTGAATAATATGGCAGTTCAGAACAGTTTAGTTAAGAAGCAGAATCAGAGATTAGGTCTTACAGCATATCTTACACAGGATGCTGTAAAGAATCAGATTAACAGTATCATAGGCGGCAAAGATGGTCAGAAATTTATTGCATCCATTGTATCAGCTGTAAATACGAATCCAACACTTCAGGAGTGTACTAATCAGAGTATTTTATCAGCAGCCCTTTTGGGAGAGTCATTAAAGCTTTCACCGTCCCCACAGTTAGGACATTATTATATGGTGCCATTTAATGATAAAAACAGGGGCAAGGTTGCACAGTTTCAGCTTGGATATAAAGGATATATTCAGCTTGCTATCAGATCAGGACAGTATAAGAAGCTTAATGTACTTGCTATCAAAGAGGGTGAGCTTGAATACTTCGACCCAATGAATGAGGATATTCAGGTTAATTTAATGATTAATAAGTGGAATGAGAGAGAAGCACTTCCAACAGTAGGTTATTATGCAATGTTCGAGCTTACCAATGGATTCAGAAAGGCTATTTATTGGAGTAAAGAGCAGATGGAAGCCCATGCAATCAAGTATTCACCAGGATATAAGGCAAAGAAGGGATATACATTTTGGGAAAAGAATTTTGACGGTATGGCTTACAAGACCATGTTAAGACAGCTGATCAGCAAGTGGGGAATCATGTCTATTGATATGCAGATGGCTTTTGATGGCGATATGGCGGTTATTAATGAGGATGGAACTAAGGATTATGTTGAAAATGATGATTCTATCATTGATATGGAGCAGCCGCAGGAAGCACCACAGCAGGAACAGACAGGTCCTGAAACTTCTGGAACAGTACAGCCGCCAGCAGATGCACAGATGGCATTGTTTGGAAGCAATTAATCTAAGGGAGGAACAAGCATATGAATACAGTTGAGTTACAGGGCATATTAGGTGGCGCATTACAGGAAAAGTTTAATAAGGCCTTTGAAAAGGTAATTGATAATTTACAGGATGCGAATACATCTTACAAAGTAAAAAGAAAGATAACTATTTCTCTGGACTTTGTTCAGAACGAAAACAGAGATGATGTTAAGGTTGATGTTAAAGTGGTAGAGAAGCTTGCGCCACAGGCACCAATGGAAACAGCCTTTTCTATAGGCAAAGACCTTAAGACGGGTGAAATGTATGCAGAGGAATATGGTAAGCAGATTAAAGGACAGATGTCATTCAATGATTTTGTCGACCCGCAGGAGCATGGGGAAGAATCTAAGAAATTAATAGTGGACCAGTCGACAGGTGAAATTCTTAATGATAATTCTGTCGTTGATTTTAGAAAAGCAAGTGTTATGTAAGAAAGGTTAAAAGGTGAATTTATGATTAAAGAAGCATTACAGTACATAGTTGGTTTAAGTGAAGCAAAGGTTAAGGACATTAATGTTGATGGAAAGGTTCAGACATATTCGGATAAATCATTGTATCTGTTACATAAGGACATTCCAAGAGCAGATGCTATCACAATGCATACTCTTACAAGCCTTGTAGATTACATTAAGGGCGGTATTGATATTATGGCAGGCAAGATGATTATTGAGGTAGCAAGTCCAACAGAGGTAAGGTTTTTCAGCCAGCTTGATGATAATAGAAATCGTGAGTATCTCGTTGAGGTATCTGCAAGAGTGCCAGATTTTACTTTTAATAGTTTCATGGATCAGGAAAAGTTCTGTATTAATTTACAGTCAAAGTTCATGAATGAATGCGATAGGTCATTAGTGCTTAAGTTTGCAGGTACTGTTGAAGCTGGAACTGTAGCTGAATATGGTGATGATGGAATAACACAGAAGGCTACAGTCAAGACAGGTATTGCATCTAAGAGTGATGCACTTGTACCTAATCCTGTCAGACTTACACCTTATAGAACATTCTTGGAAGTAGAACAGCCTGCATCAGATTTCATTTTTAGAATGAAGCAGGATAAATACGAAGGTATTGTGTGCGCTATCTTTGAAGCTGATGGCGGTGCTTGGAAGATGGAAGCAACACAGAGAATCAAGGAATATTTACAGAAAGAACTTATGGAATATCCATATATTACAGTTATTTCTTAAAGCACTTCTGAAGGGGAAATATATCACAGTAGCAGCCTTCTTAAAAATATATGTGCAGACAGGGGCAGTTGGTCACTGTTCCCTGTCGGAAAGGAGAAATATGGTAAGAATTGATGATGATTATATTGTTGATATAGATGCAATGAGTTATACGGCCAAGAAAAATACACACAAGAAAGATAAGGAAGGTAATACAATTTATAGCACTATTGGCTATTATGGAAGTCTTGTTAATGCTGTTAAGGGCATATATGAGCATAAGGCAACGAATAAGCTGTCAGAAGGAGAAACTCCCATTAGTGAAGCTATTAAGATACTTGAAGAGCTTAAAGAGGAAATGAACATGAAATTAGAAGGGTTGAATATATGAAAATAGCAGAATTTACAATAAAGCTTCCACCAAGGACAAAGAAGAATAGTCAGCAGCTTATCACGATAGGCGGCAAGCCAAGGATTATACCAAGTAAGCTGTACAAGCAGTATGAAAAGGATTGTGCAGCATTTATGCCGCAGATTGAAACTATAGACAGACCAGTGAATGTTCAGGCTGTGTATTATATGCCAACAAGAAGAAGGGTTGACCTTTGTAATCTGCATGAAGCCTTATGTGATGTGCTTGTACATCATGGAGTTGTTATTGATGATAATTCCAAGATTATAGCAACAATGGATGGGAGCAGGGTTGAATACGATAAAGAGAATCCTAGAACAGAAGTTATTATAAGTGAGGTATAAGCAGGAATGACTATTGATGAGATGTCTGAAGAAGAAAAGAAAGGGATGGAGAGATTAACAGATAGTAACAAGGAAATACCGACATTAGTTGATAACGCAGAATATTGGCTGAAAGTGTACTTTAAGCTGAAAGATTATGAGGGCTTAGAGGAACAGGACAGACTTATCAAGGTGCCTTGTAAGGTAGGTGATACAGTTTATGTAGCCAGTTCAATACTTCCCATAAAGAATATAGAGCACTATGAGGATGTTGATGATGAGGTTCCTGCTTATTTCACAGGAAGAGTTGTATCATTTCGTTTTGCAAAAAGAAATTGGATAAAGATTGCGGTTAAAGCAAAATGGTTACATGAATGGATTGATGATGAGACTGGACCTGAAAGTAATTACATTAAATCTGAGAAATATTTTACATTCATTCTTTCGTCAATTGGAAAAACAGTTTTTCTATCAAAACAGGAAGCGGAAACGAAACTAAAGAATTGAGAGGTATAGAGCATGGAAATAAAAGAATTAAAGACAATACATAACCTTGTAAAGAATATTCTTGAGGAGCATCCTCAGGCAAGGAATTCTGACAATATACTGTATTACTATGTTATCAAGCATATTGGCGCACAGAAAGGAATCAACATTGATTCAATGTCGCTGCCTAATTTCTTGTTGAACATGAAGGCTTATCATTTGCCATCCATAGAAACAGTAGGAAGAGCAAGAAGAAAGATTGTTGAACAGTATCCTGATCTTGCAGGTGATAAGAAGGTAAAGGATGTCAGAAGAGAAAATGAAGATACATTTAGACATTACGCAAGGAGTTTCTATTGATGGGATTTATTATTGCAATTGGTTCTATAACTGTTGTGAGTGCAATTGGAATCATATGTGTAACTCAAAATACATTTGATGATGATGATATTCAGGAACAGTATTTGAAGGATAGAAAGGGTAAGCATGAGCAGAAGAAGGAATAAGCATTTATCAGGTCATAGCTGTTGCGAACAGTGCAACAATTGCAGCGGTGATGATAATGGCAAATACATATGCAATCAAAAGGCAGTAATTGAAGGTTACATGCCTACAGACCACTATTTTTGGTGTAAGGGTGAGTTATTCAGAAAGAAGGTGCAGAAATCATGAGAGATTGGATAAAGGTTGAAGATGAACTTCCTGTTCCGTATAGGGATTGCTGGGTGACATATGAATTTATGGCAAGTGGTTCAAGGAATGTAACGGAAAGTTATATTAATGATAAGGGTAAATGGAATCTTGGCACATCCAGGGTTGAAAGAAAGGTTATTGCCTGGATGTACAGGGATGAAAAGCCTGCACCTTATGGAGAAAAGAAGGTGGTTGATGATGAATGATGAGATAATAGCATCTTCTATAGATAAGTACGGAAAAGAGCAGCAATCAATTGTATGCATGGAAGAATGTTGTGAACTAGCACAGGCTGTAAGTAAAGAGTTAAGGGGCAAGCCTGATAAGGATCACTTAGTAGAAGAAATAGCAGATGTGACTATCTGCATAGAAATGTTAAAGCAGATGTATGCAATTTCTGAAAATGAGATTGATAATTGGATTGAAGTAAAGCAGAACAGAACGCTGAAAAGGATGCGGGCAGGTGAATAGTTATGGCAGAAAAACGGATGTTTACAATGAAAATTATTAATAGTGATTCATTTAAGGAAATGCCACTTTCTTCACAGGCTTTATATTTCCATTTGGGAATGAATGCAGATGATGAAGGTTTCTTAAATAATGCAAAGAGTGTTCAGCGGTCAATATCAGCTTCTGATGATGATATGAAACTCCTTGTTGCTAAGAATTTTATTATTCCATTTGAATCAGGTGTGGTTGTTATTAAACATTGGAAAATGCACAATCAGATTCAGCCAAGCAAGTTAAAACCTACACAATACACGGAAGAAAGAAGCCTTCTTGCAGTTAAGGAAAACAAGGCATACACGCTTAATTTGAACAATGTAAATGCATTACCGACGGATTGCCGACAAATTTCCGACGATTTGCCGACGGATTGCCGACGAATTGCCGACAAAAAACCGATTAGTGTAGAAGAGATTAGTGTAGAAGAGATTAGTATAGGGGAGTGTAGAGAGAGCAGCAACCAGACAGAACAGCCCCCACAAACATCCACGGAATCTATTCCAATGACTGACAATGAATATAATGCCTTGGTAAGGAAGTATGGAAGGTCTTTTGTGGATTCAAAGATTGAGAGAGCAAAACAGTACACCAATACATACAATTATACAACTATCAGTAAATGGTGCGAAGAAGATTTTAAGAAGCAGCACACACCTGATGCAAACAGATTTAATAATTATCAACAGAGACCTAAGCAGTCTGATGATTATTACAACAGTTTGCTTGATAATAATGTTAGTAGGGAATAAATGACATGAGGTAAAAGAAAATGAGAAACAACAAGGAAGAATCTGCAAGAAGGGAAGGCATGGCTTACGCTTTGAGGATTGCAAAGGAAAAAGGGATTGAAGCTCTTGAAAAAGAACTTGAATTCAGAAATATAACGAATATTCCTATTAAGGTATCAAAAGGACAGGTTGAAGCTTTTGTTGAAGAGACTAAGAATACGATATTTGACACAGTATTGCTAATGAGCTGCTACTCATTACGAGATGCATTCGGTTTTGGAAATAAAAGACTTATGGATTTTAAGAATAAGTTTTCTGAATACACGGAAAGCCTTTCAGACGGGTACATGCAGTGGCAGGAGATAGCGGAGCAAATGACGGAAGAAACTGGAATTGAGTTTCATATCAGAAGTACGGATGAAAGACTGAGGTGTTGAAATATGATAAACGGAGAACTGATAGTTGACAACTTTGCGGGTGGAGGTGGAGCTTCCACTGGGATAGAAGAGGCTACAGGCTATAGTGTTGATATAGCAATTAATCACGATCCTAAAGCTATTGCAATGCACAGAGCAAATCATCCAAATACAAAACACTACTGTGAAGATGTGTGGCAGGTGGACCCAGTGAGAGCTTGTAATGGAAAACCGGTTGGCCTTGCCTGGTTTTCTCCAGATTGTAAACATTTCAGCAAGGCAAAAGGCGGCAAGCCAAAGGATAAGAATATAAGAGGTCTTGCATGGGTAGCATGTCGCTGGGCTGGGCTTGTAAGACCGAGAGTAATAATGCTAGAAAATGTCGAAGAATTTAAAACATGGGGGCCGTTAAACAGAGGACATCATCCTGTTAAATCAAAACAAGGCAGGACATTCGATAAGTTTGTGAGACAGCTACAAGATTTAGGATATGAAGTACAGTTCAGGGAACTGGTTGCAGCAGATTACGGAGCACCTACAATGAGAAAAAGATTCTTCATGATTGCAAGATGTGATGGTAAACCCATTATATGGCCAGAACCAACACATGCACCGGCAGATAGCCAAGCCGTAAAAAATGGCTTGTTAAAACCTTATGTTGGAGCGTATACACAGATAGATTTTAGCAGACCATGCCCCAGCATATTTGATACATCTGAACAGATAAAAGAGAAATATGGAATAAAAGCGGTAAGACCATTAGCACCTAAGACAATGGAAAGAATCGCAAGAGGCTTAAAGAAATTTGTTTTTGATAATCCAGAGCCTTTTATTGTTCAGTGTAATCATGGTGGAGACAGAAGACCGCTGGATACTAAAGAACCATTGCCAACAATTACAGGTAAACATGGATATGGGATTGTTGAACCTTACATGATTCAGATTGGACAGACTGGTTTTACAAAAGACCGGAGCAAGAATATTCAGGAGCCGCTATCTACGATAGTAAGTAAAAACGAGCATTGTTTAATATGTCCTACACTGATCCAGTACCATTCCGAAACAGCACAGGGAGAAGTCCGGGGACAGACAATAAAGGATCCAATCATGACCGTGGATGGATCGAACCGGTATGGATTAGTTACATCATTCTTACATAAATATTATGATGGTGGCTATAAGGGAGCCGGAGAAAGCATGGAAAATCCACTGCCGACAATAACAGCGTGGGATCATAACAGCGTTGTTACGGCAAATTTGATCCAGATGAACAATCACTGCGATGGGAAGGACATAAGACAACCCTTACCTACCATTACGGCCGGAGATGGACATTTCGGGGAAGTTCGGGCATTTCTGATAAAGTATTACGGACAAGGCACCGGACAGGACATTCAAGAGCCGTTAGATACAGTAACATCGCGGGATCGATTCGGCTTAGTAACAATCGAAGGTGAGGATTATCAAATTGTAGATATTGGACTTCGAATGCTGGAGCCAAGAGAGCTATATGGATGCCAGGGATTTCCAAGCGACTACATAATTGACCATGATTACACAGGAAAGACATATCCAAGAGCGGAGCAGGTTAAGAGATGTGGCAATTCTGTTAGTCCAATGGTACCAAATGCACTGGTAAGGGCTAACCTTAAAGAATTATGTATAGCGCAGAGAATGCCTAACTGCAGTATAAACGAGGAAAAGACAGGGCAATTAAGATTTGCCTAAATATTGTTCTTTGACAATTGAATAATGACGGATATAATATAAATATAAGGAGGTATTAGCAGATGAAAGATGAATTTCTTGTTAGTGCAGAGAGAATCGTTAATGAAAACAGAGAAAAAATAAAGTATTTTTTGGAAAGTGAGTCTGTTTTATTTGATGATGAATTAGAAAATTGTGCAAGCTCACGAACTATATTAAGAAGAGTGCCTGAAGCAATAAGTAATATTTTTGGTATAAGTGATTCTATAGTTCAAAGAGCGGAGTTTGATGTGGGACGCGAATATAGAGGTGTTTTTTATAAAACGACAGATAATATATCATTGGATACAATAAAAGGCATAATGAAAACAAGATATGAATAAAAAATATAAAGCCAGCCGTCATTATTTGATGGTTGGTATTTTTTATTCAAAAAGGAAAATGAGAGGTGAAAGGGTGAGCAGAAGACGCCATAAACATTTATGTGAATATATCTGTTGTGAGCAGTGTTCTAAGAGTGTGGCAGCAGACGGAACATATATATGTAACTAGATAAAAATAAAGGAGGTGGTATCAGGTGAAAGCTAAAGAATATTTATCACAGATTGAGAAAATCAATATGATAATAAAAAACAAAGATGCTGAAATTGTTAAATGGAAAGAGCTTGCAGACAATACTTCAGCGCCTGTTCTTGGGGATAAGGTTAAAACATCAGGAGCAGCAGACACAATGGCTACTGCCGTGATAAACTATGTTGACATTGAAAAAGAGCTGATTCAACAGAAGCAGGATTTGATTAACAAGCATAACGAGATTGTAAGAACTATTGAACAGTTACCAGCTCAGGAATATGATGTGCTGCATATGATATATATTCAGTTTATGTCACTTGAAGATGTTGCTGAATATAAGCATAAGTCGTACAGGTGGGTAACAACAGTTCATGGAAGGGCATTGGCAAATGTACAACGGATATTGAATAAAAGGAAAAATGAGGACAAAAATAGAGTAAATTGCCTACTTTTGCCTAATATTTCCTAAAGTTGCCGAATGTTTCCTGAAATTGCCCTTGAATGTAAGAAATTTGCTTGTTATACTCAAACAGTAAAAGTTTATAATTCGATTTGAAGACATGAATCTAATGAGCAGGGTTCATGTCTTTTTTCTTGCCTGTCAGGGTTTGAACCTCCTTTACCTGACAGGTTTTTTGAAGGGTGGTGATTGAGTGGCATTGAATCATAAACAAAAACAATTTTATAAAGAGTGGCTGATTGATGCTAATGCAACTCAAGCAGCGATAAGGGCAGGATATTCAAAGAAAACAGCGTATAGCCAAGGACAAAGGCTGTTGAAGAATGTTGAGGGGCAGAAGTATCTTGCAGAACTAATGGCTGAAAAGGAATCAGAGCTTATTGCAAGTCAGGACGAAGTTCTTAAGTATCTTACTTCTGTTATGAGAGGTAAGAGTAAATCAACGGAAATAGTTGTTGAGGGAATAGGTGATGGTTGCAGTGAAGCAAGGATAGTCCTTAAAGAACCATCAGAGAAGGAAAGGCTGAAAGCTGCTGAATTACTTGGTAAGCGATATGGTCTTTATACAGATAAGATTGAAACTGATGTTGATATGGAACTGAATATTACAGTTGATTATGGAGATGGGGATAATGAAGAATGTTAATATATTAGGAACTGAATATAGCATTGAGATCGATGATACTCTTGAGAAGACAGAGCTTGATGGTTTGTGTAAGGAATATGATAAGCGAATAAGTATTAGAAATGCTGGCTCAATGTTGAATGATGATGATTCTACAGGTGTAAAGAAAATAAGATTTGATGAAGTATTGAGGCATGAGATTATTCATGCTTTTTTTTATGAATCAGGGTTTGATGATTACAGCGGAAATGAACAGCTTGTTGATTGGATTGCAAAGCAATTTCCTAAGCTTGAAAAGGCATTTAAAGAAGCGGATTGCTTATGAATATAAATATTCCAATGAATCCTTGTTTCAAGGAAGTTGATAGAAGCCATAAACGATACATAGTTATGAAAGGCAGTGCAGGTTCAGGGAAGAGCGTTGATACAGCGCAGAATTATATATTAAGGCTGATGCAGGACAAGGGGCGCAATCTTGTTTGCATTCGTAAGTCCGATATAACAAACAGAGATAGCACCTATGCAGAATTGACAGGTGCTGTTTATCGTATGTTTGGGGATAAGGCTGATAAGTATTGGAACATCAAGCAAAGTCCTTTAGAACTTACCTGTAAGGGTAATGGTAATAAGATAATCTTCAGGGGAATGAATGATGAGAAGCAAAGGGAAAAGCTAAAGTCAATCACATTCCAAAAAGGCAAGCTTACTGACGTATGGTGCGAGGAAGCAACAGAGCTTACACAAGCCGATTTGGAAATAATAGATGATAGATTGCGTGGGGAGCTTCCACCAGGGCAATTCTATCAAATAAGAATGACATTTAATCCTGTAAATAAAAATCATTGGATTAAGAAGGTCTTTTTTGATATTCCCGATCCGAATGTACTGACCCACCATAGCACATACCTTGGGAATAGATTTATAGATGATGCTTATAGGCAGCGTATGGAAAGAAGAAAACTTGTAGATCCAGAAGGATATCAGATATATGGTCTTGGAGAATGGGGAGAGATTGGCGGTCTTATTCTTCACAATTGGGAAGTTGCGGATATATCACAAAATCTGAATGATTATGATGATATTGCAATCGGTCAGGATTTTGGTTTCAATCATGCAAATGCAATTCTTCTTCTTGGCATTAAAGATGATAATATATACATTCTGAAAGAAGTGTATGTATTTGAAAAAGAAACAGCCGAGATTATACCATTAGCACAGGAAGCAGGAATTCCGACAAACAAGGATATGTGGTGTGATTCTGCAGAGCCTGACAGAATTAAAACGTGGAAAAACGCAGGATATAGAGCAAAGGGTGTTGATAAAGGTGGTGCTAATGGCTCTGTTAAGGCACAGATAGACTGGTTAAAGGGTGTTGTTCGTAAGGATAAGGTTATCAAGCGAATAATAAGAGTACATCCTTCCTGCGTTAATACCATAAAGGAGCTGCAGCAATGGAAATGGAAGAAAGACGAAAAGACAGGTGAATATCTGGATGAGCCAGTTGCTTTTCAGGATGATGCTATGGCTGCACTAAGATATGGTATTGAAAAATGGCGCAAGAGAAAAAGAATATTGGTTTAAGCTGATGAAAGGGGAATATAAATGTTAACAATTGATGAGATACGACAATTTATACAGGATGATGCCGCTTCTGATAGAAAGCTGTTTGCAAGAAAAGGACAGGCTTACTATGAAGCAGACCATGATATTAAGCAGTACAGGCTTTTTTATTACAATTCTGACGGAGAGCTTGTTGAAGATACAACAAGAAGCAATATCAAGATAAGCCATCCATTCTTTACAGAGCTTGTAGACCAATGTACTCAGTATATTCTTTCAGGTGATGAAGGGTTTATTAAATCAGATATTCCAGAGCTGCAGAAAGAATTAGATTCCTACTTCAACGAGAACGAAGATTTTACAGCAGAATTATCAGAAGTGCTGACAGGGTGTCAGACGAAGGGCTTTGATTACATGTATGCATACAAGAACGCAGAAGACAGGTTGTCGTTTATGTGTGCGGATAGCATTAGTGTTGTTGAGGTAAGAGAAAAAGATACAGATGATGGATGTGCTTATGTGATTTACTGGTATGTTGACCGTATCGAAAAATCGTATAAGAAGATAAAAAGAATTCAGGTATGGGATAAAGAAAACACATATTTCTATGTTCAGGATGGAGAAGGAAAGATTGATACGGATAAATCAGAGCCAATCAATCCTAAGCCACATACATTATACAAGAAAGGGAATGATGAAAAGACCTATTATGACGGTTTTGGATTCATTCCTTTTTTCAGGCTTGATAATAACAAGAAACAGTTCAGCTGCCTTAAGACAATTAAGGACCTGATAGATGATTATGATTTACATAGCTGTTCATTGTCAAACAACCTGGTTGACTTTGACACACCGATTCATGTTGTTAAGGGTTTTGAAGGTGATAATCTTGATGAATTGCAGCAGAACATTAAAACCAAGAAAATGATAGGAATGGAAAGCACAGATACAGGCGCAGGGGTTGAGATAAAGACTGTAGATATTCCGTATGAAGCAAGAAAGATAAAGCTTGAGCTTGATGAGAAGAATATATACAGATTTGGATTTGGTCTTAATACGGCAGGCCTTAAGGACACAAGCGCAACAACTAATATTGCAATTAAAGCTGCATATTCTCTGCTGGATCTAAAAGCAAACAAGCTGATAGTAAGGCTTAAGCAGTTTTTAAGAAAGCTGATAAAGCCTGTACTTGCTGAAATCAATGATATTAATAAGACTGATTATCAGATGAAGGATGTGTATTTCAGCTTTGAGCCTGAAGTTATGTCAAATGCACAGGAAAATGCACAGATAGCATTAACAAAAGCACAGACAAGGCAGACAGAAGTCAATGTAATCATGAGCCTTGCACAGATATTGGATGATGAAACAGTACTTCAGTTGATTTGTGAGCAGTTGGATATTTCTTATGAAGATATAAAGGATAAGCTTCCTAAGAATGAGGAACAGGAAACAATGACAGCACAGAAAGTATTAAGTGGGGTTGTAGTAGATGAACGGCAGACAGAAGGAAATCTTACAAGCACAACTTAATAATGAGAAGCAGGTACTTAAAGAGCTTCAGCAGGTGTTTAAGCAGGCAATAAAGGATTGCAGTGTAAATATATCCCAATTATCCACTAGAACGGATATGGAGAATATACAGGCTATTATATACCAGCAGCAGTATCAGAACGCAATTAGGGCGCAACTTGAAACAGCACTTGCGCAGCTTCAATCAGGAGAATATGCAACTATTTCCGATTACCTTACAAGGTGTTATCAGAACGGCTATGTTGGTGCTATATATGATATTGCAGGTCAGGGTATTCCTTTAATTGTTCCAATAGACCAGAATGCAGTTTTAAAGGCATTGCAGATAGACAGTAAGCTTTCTAAGAGCCTTTATGACAGATTAGGCGAAGATGTAAAGAAGCTTAAGACCAGTATAAGGGCAGAAGTGTCAAGAGGTGTATCAAACGGCTCATCTTGGAATGAGATAGGCGAGAAGATAAGCTTGGGAATGAACAGCACTATTGACATGTTTGGATTCAATAAGGCAAAGAATAACTCTATCAGGATTGCAAGGACAGAAGGGCATAGGATACAGAATCAGTCGGCAATGGATGCACAGGAAGATGCCAAGAAAAAGGGAGCTGATGTGTTGAAGCAGTGGTGTGCAGCCTTAGACGGTAACACGAGACCTGCACATGCACAGGCAGACGGGCAAATCAAGGAGCTTGACGAATATTTCATTGTTGGCGGTGAAAAGATGAAAGCACCTGGTATTGGTGGTTCTGCTGCCAATGTATGTAATTGCCGTTGTGCTTTGTTACAGAGGGCAAGATGGGCTTTAGATGATAAGGAACTTGACATCCTAAAGGAAAGGGCTGAATACTTTGGCTTGGATAAATCAAAGGATTTTGAGGAATATAAGGCTAAGTATTTGGGAATATCAGAAGAGAATGTTGATTCAAGGCATTTCAAAGAATTAACAGTGGAAGAATTCAAAAAAATGAAGCATAGCATAAGCAAAGAAGAAAGAAGCATTGTTTATGGAAGAAGTCATTTAAGTGGATATATTAATTCAAGTAATGCAAGAAAAATGAATGCAATGTTAAGAAATGGTGAGATACTTCCTGATAATTATCAAGAAATTGCGGATACTTTGCAAGGAATAATTAATACACATACCTTAAATGATGATATAATGGTGACGAGATTTGTTAAAGATGATGCACTTGAAGCAATTACAGGTGTTAAAGTTCCTTCATGTGGTTTAAAGATGGATAAGGAACAATATTGGAATTCAATTGCTGATATACCAAACAATATAAAAGATGGGCACATGTATATTGAAAAAGGGTTTTTAAGTACAAGCGGTGTTGTAACTGAAAACGTAATGCAGGAAAAAGGTATAAGGTTAGATATTAAAGTACCTAAAGGAACAAATTGTTATGTAACTACAAATAATAAAGAGAGTGAAATTATTTTTGGTAGAAATACAAAGTTAAAAATAGTTGGTTCAAAAATTGAAAATAATAGAACATCAAATAGAAAAATTATTCTTGAATGTATTATTGAAGAGTAGGAGGTATTATGGATAAAGAACGAAAAAAGAAAATAGATGATTTATGGATGAATACCGATTATGGGAAATATGTTTTATTAGCTTCATCAGAGAAATATGATGAAGCTAATAAGATATTAGAAAAAATAACGAATGAGTGGCCATTTTCTTATGATGAAGTCGAAAAGGAAATATCAAGGAAGATAGCAGATGAGTTAAAAAATGAAGCGGAATTTGATGATTATATGCGTTTGTTGGATGATGAAAACTATGATTTGGTTGAATTTATGATATCACATGATACATTGGGATATGTATATGATTTTTTAAAAGGCAAATAATGAGTATTCGCATCAATGTGCTTTTTAGTGCAATTAAATATTAGAGTATTAAGACCATGTTTTTATCATGGTCTTTTTTAATGCTAAGAAAGAAGGTGTGTTCAAATGAAAGAAAAAGAAATAATCTTGAAGCAGATTGAGATATTGCAGACAAGACAGGAGACAGAAGGATTGAATGTTGATGAATTAATCAGATTATCAGCACAAATTACAACCTTATTAAGTTTACTTGATAAGTACAATATAGCTGTTGATAAAACGGAAACAGATGCTAATGAGAATTAATATAAAAATATTAAAGATAGGTGGTGAAACAAATGGAATGGTCAGGTGATTATGGTACAAGCAATCAGTATATTGCATATCAGATTGGAATAGAGGAAACAGACTATAGTGTTTCTGATAATACATCTACATTTAGAACTCAGATATTCATTTATAGAATCAATACAGGTTACACCACTTACGGCTCAGGAACTGTCTATTACAGATTAAAAACATCCATAGGAGATGTTAGTGAATGGTATACCTATAATTTAACATCAGACGATAAAATCACAAATGATGGAATATATGTTGCAGAAGATACATGGGGACCAAGAATACATAATTCAGAAGGAGATTTGGATGTAACACTTGAATGCTATATTGAACATGATACTTTTAGTTCAGATTCAAATGAATTCACAATATCAACAACACATATTCCAAGAGCTTCCCAGCCATCATTGGATACATCAAATGTTGATTTTGGAGATGATATCACAATATACACAAATAGAGCGTCAGATAACTTTACACATCATTTGTATTATTCGTTTAATGGTGGAGATGAGGTTGGAATAACAGAGGGATTTGCTGATAGTTATACATGGACTGTACCAACTGATTTAATGAATAAGATTCCAAACAACACAAGTGCAAGCATTACATTTTATTTGTATACATTTGGTGACAGCCTTATTGGTTGCAAAACAATAACATTTACTGCCACAGTTTCGTCAAGTGTTGCACCAGAGATATCTGCTATAGAATGCAGAGACCCATATGAATATGAAACTGCATATGGTGCTTATGTACAGAATAAATCTAAGGTTAAAGTTACAGTTACAGCGGCAGGTTGTTATTCCAGTACAATAAAAAGTTATAAGATAACTGCCAATGGTGAGAATTATGCTTTTAATGGGGCAACCACAGATGTTCTTACTAAAGCAGGCACAAATACAATTAATGTAACTGTTACTGACAGCAGAGGCAGGACGATAACAAAGACGGTAAATATCAATGTTATTGCCTATTCAACACCCGTTATTGAGGTACTAACAGCTTATAGGTGTACATCCAATGGCACAGCCAATGAAGAAGGGGCATATATAAAGGTTATATTCAATGCTTTAATAACAGCCTTGAACAATAAGAATAGCAAGACATTCACCTTACAATACAAAATACAGAATGCAGCAGGTTATACCACACATACAACCTATACGAGGACCTATACATGGAATTCTAATGTGATTATAGCTGCTGATGTTGATAATGCATATGATATTCAGCTTGTAGCCGTTGATGATTTTGGTACAACCACCAAAGTTATTCAGGTATCAACTGCATTTACACTGATAGATTTTAGAGACACGGGAAGGGGAGTTGCTTTCGGAAAGGTATCAGAAAAGGATGAATTTGAATGTGTTTTACCTGCTGAATTTAAAAAAATCAGAACATTTGATGGTGTTGATTTAGATAAGGACAAAGCCAGCAAGACAATAATTCCCACAAAAATCTATTCTTTTGATAAAACATCTTCTGCGTCAACAAGAACTATATTTGATAAAACTATAAATGTCAAAGGTATAGGGTTCATCATTCTAAATGCGGTGATTAGATGTGATAGTACTAATGATTATGGCTCAACAGAATTAAATTGCTTGCTTGATAATGAAATGTATTCATCATCATATATGAGAAGGACTGAACCAGACAATATAGAAGATTCTGTTAATGTTACATTTGCATATTACTTTGATACAGAAATGAGCCAATCAATAAGATTTTATGGTGGGTCAACTAAAAATGGAAGTAAAACCTTCAAAATACATGGGATTTATTCAGATAGCTTATCCCTAAGTTAAAAATAAGAGAGGAATAAAATATGACAACAATAAGTGCAATTACGCAAGACCAGAAGTTAATACCAACAGATACACCAACAGTTGCAGCAGGCGACAAGAAAACAGTTCAACTAAGTGTCGATTTTGATTCGGCATGGAATGGACTTACAAAGAGTGCGGTATTCTTTACTTCTACAAATAATAAAACCTATGAAGTTATTATGTTAGGTAATACATGTATTGTACCAATGGAAGTATTGGTTGATAAGTGCCATTTATTCATGGGGGTTAGAGGTATTGACAATTCAGGGGCTGTTAAAACTTCAACACTGATAAAATACAAGATTGAGAGTGGTACACCTGTTGGAAATGCTTCACCTGTTGAACCAACACCTGATGTGTACCAACAGATATTATCTGCATATGGCATTATGCAGACTAAATCAGATACACTTGAAAATTCAGTGAAAAATATAGCTTTTTCTACTTTAGTAAAAAAAGCAAAAGAATTAGAACCGAACACGGATTTGAATACCATAACTGAGACTGGAATATATTATCTTCTTAATACAGCTATATGGATTAATACCCCAAATTCAATAGTTACAAATAGTTATCTTTTAGTCTTTGCGTTTAACAATAAACGCTGTACACAAATATTGTTACCTGGAAATGATACAGCTATGTATTTTCGCTCAACTTATACTGATAACACACTTTGGACTAATTGGAAATCTAATAATACAGATATAGAAATAAAAAACTGCTTTTGTAAAAATATTGCGAGTGATGGTACTTTTGAGGGATATGGATATAACTACTGTTATTATAACAAATCTACTAAAACAGGGATTTTATACTTTGCTTCCAGAATTGAAACACAAGATTCTACATTAAATAATTTTTCTGGATATTATGATGTCGAATCAGTTTTAGAAAAAATGGGCATTGATTTTAATACAATACTAGAAAGTAATTATATTCCATATGATTCCGCAGGTGTAGTTCGACAAAAGTTGGTTGGCTATGGAACGACATTATTATATAGTTCCGCAAACAAACATTATGCTTTTGCAAGATACTACACAAAAGATGGGAAGAAAGGAGCGTGGGCAACTACTGAATTTAAGAAAGACGATTATATTACAGGTTCGCTGATGTTTAACTAAAAATTAAATATAAAGATTAATTAAGCACTTTTTATGATGTGCTACAAAGGTTAGATAAAGTAAATTTGCCTTTTGTGGTTGATACATTATAGGGTGCTTTTTTATATGCCCCAAAAGCGTTAAGGCGTAAAAACTGTTCGCAAATATTCCCTTGCTATGGAATATAAACTAGCATACTGCTTCACATAGGTAGAGGCAGGAATGAAAGGAACTATATGACATTAGAAAAGCTGTTAGGAGCAGAACTGTACTCACAGGTTCAGGCGAAAATTGAAGAGGTCAATAGTAAAGAATCAGACAAATTGAAACATGTAAGATATGCAGATTTGTCTGAAGGCAACTATGTTGGAAAAGGCAAGTATGACTCTGATATTGAGAAACTTAATGCTCTTATAAGCAACAAAGATTCAGAGATTGCAAATGCAAATAAGCTTATTGATGATTTAAAGAAAGCATCTAAAGGTAACGAGGATATGCAGGATAAGTTTACACAGTATGAGCAGCAGAACACACAGTTACAGGCAGAACTACAGGAGACCAAGATTAAGTCGGCAATCAAGGTTGCCCTTATGTCTGAAAAGGCTGTGGATGTTGACTATCTTACATATAAGCTGAATGAAAAGCTGAAGGAGAAAGGTGAATCCTTAGAGCTTGATGAAAACGACAATATCAAGGGATGGAGTGATAAGCTTTCTGGCTTAAAGACACAGTTTCCTACAATGTTTGAATCTGCTTCATCTAGCAAAGATGGTTACAAAGTCCTTGACGAAAACAAGCTTAAGCAGGGTGACAATTCAGACACACTAACAAAAAGTGAGTTGTTAAAGAAGCCATATGCTGAAAGGGCGAGGATTGCACAGGAAAATCCTGAAGCATATGCAACAGCAATGAATTCTTAATAAGAAAGGTTAAAAAGGTGAGTTATTATGGCAGTAACAAAATTAAGTAATATTATTAATCCACAGGTCATGGCTGATATGATTGAAGCAAAGATTACAGCACAGGCAAAGATTACACCATATGCAAAGGTTGATGATACCCTTGAAGGTGTACCAGGTGATACAGTAACAGTTCCGTCTTGGGATTATATTGGAGATGCAGACGATTTTGATGTTGAAGCAGCGGCTGATGCTGACGAAGAAATTCCAACAACTAATCTTACTGCATCAAGCACAAAATTTACTATTAAGTGTGCTGCAAAGGCTGTATCGATTCTTCAGACAGCTATTAATTCAGGCAAAGGAAATCCAATTGGACAGGCTGAAACGCAGCTTGCAAAGTCAATTGTAAGTAAAGTTGATAATGATGTAATTGCAGCAGCTTATACATCAAAGAAGACATCAGGTGATGGTACTGCACAGATTTCATATGCAGGAATTGTTGACGCTAATACAACATTTCTTGATGAAGAAGATGGTATTGAGAAGGTAATGTTCATTAATCCTGCACAGGAAGCAACACTTCTTAAGGATTCTAATTTCTTATCAGCGGATAAGTTTACAGCAGGTGTTGCAGTGAATGGTGCAATTGGTAAGATTGCTGGAGCTTGGATAAAGAAATCAAAGAAAGTTAAACTTGTTACAGCAGCGGTTGATGCATCATCAGGAACAGCAGTAACAGCTGATAATATAGCTGAACTTCAGGCCAAGGTAGATCCTACTGTTAAATTAGAGATTGGAAATAAAGTAAAGAACCTTACTGAAGCTAATCAGTATTATGTATGCCCTGTCCTTAAGATGGAGCCAGATTCGGCAGAAACAGAGTACACAGAAGATGAGCTGGCAGCAATTACAATCTTCTTAAAGAAGAATACACAGGTTGATCATGAGTGGTTTCCTAAGAAGCAGAAGCATGATATTACTGCTACTAAGTATTATGGTGTTGCGCTTACTAATACAGCTAAAGTTGTTCTTGCTAAGTTTAAGAAATAAGGGGGTGTTCCCTTATGTTAATGACTATTGAAGAACTAAGGCAGTTTATTACAACAGATAAGACAGATTTGGTGCTTGATGCGCAGCTTCAGGCACTGGAACTGTTGATTAGAAAATATACCAATAATAACTTCCAGGACAGAAACAGACGATTCAGGTGTAATGTATCATCCACAAGCGGTTTACAGTATGCATCAACCTTATTCAAGGTTGGTGACACTGTACAGATTTCAGAATCTGCCTTTAATGGTGGCTTATATACAATTACAGGCATTGATTTAGAAAACGGCTGTATGGGTCTAAACGGAGCTTTAACGGATGAATCCCATGTGCTTGTTACTAAGATATTCTATCCAAAGGATGTTAAGATGGGTGCTGTGGATATTATCAGATGGAAGCTTAAGAATGAGGATATAAACAGCGGCGACACATCAAAAATGAATATACAATCAGAAACATTAAGCAGACATTCTGTCACATATGCGCAGGATACTTCGGAAACTGATATTGATGGTTCATTTGGTGTTCCGAAGAAGTATGTTTCATTTTTAAATGCTTACAAGAGAGCAAGATTCTAAGGGGGTGCTTGTATGAATAGGATAGGCGGCAATACAACAGCTATAATTCAGATTAATACAGGCACAACCAAAGATGCCACAGGTTCACGAGTTAAGAATTGGGAGACAGTTGACACTCTTACAGGCTTCATTGACCTTCAGACAGGTGATTCACGATATACAAGCTATAATGCTAAGATTCAGGAATCAACGCACATCTTTGTAGCAGATTATAAGGAGCTTGACAGCAGAATAAAGGCTGAAAACAGCAGGATTCTTATAGATGGCACTACATATGATGTAAAGGTTATTGACGACCCTATGAATTTACATAAGCAGCTTGAAATATATCTTGCTTACACAGGAGGACAGTGATATGGCAGATGTTGAATTCATTGACAATACAATGATGGTAAATAGAGCAATCGAAGATGCTGTTGGTGCTTTTTTACTTGAATCATCAGGCGAAATTGCATCAGAAGCAGCTAGAAACACACCTGTTGGTACAGGACAGCTCGCGAATTCATGGAAAGCCAATGTAGATGAATCTAAAGGTGAAGCAACAATTGGAAGTGGTCTTGAAAATGCCATATGGAATGAACTTGGAACTGGTGAATGGGCGGCTAATAAGGATGGAAGAAAGAATCCTTGGTATATTCCAGTGGACGGCTACAATGGAAAAAAGAAGCCTACATTTAACGGTAAGGTTGTTATTGTATATGGAAAACATGGAAAGGCTTTCTATAAGACTAATGGTAAAAGACCACAGCACACATTGCAGAAAGCTTTTAATGACAGTAAATCTGCTATCATTAGAAGAGCAGAAGATATATTTAAAGCCAAGCTTGGTGAATGAGGTGTGATATGACAATTGAAGCATTAGGCATAATTGATAGGCTGCTTACGGATGCAGGTATTAATTATGAGTATTATGAATGGACTTCTGACCTTGCTTATCCTTATTGGGTTGGTGAGTATCAGGAGGTAGAGCCGCTTAATGAAGATGGCATGTCTGAAAGCGCGTTCATTATGTCAGGCTTTACAAGGGGTACTGCTTTGGAATTAGAGCAGGACAAAGAAAAAATAAAAAAATTGTTTGATGAGACATCAGGAAAATTGGTCACTACTGACAGCGGTTCAGTGGTGGCTATTTTTTATACAAATGCTCTTCCTGTTAGGAATGAGAATATGGAACTTAAAAGCATGACAGTTAATTTAAAAGTTAAAGAATGGAAGGGAGCAAAACTATGAGAAAATCAGGTATTAACAGCAATACACCTAATGATTTCTTACTTGGCGCAGGTGTAGTATTTAAGAACTTCAAGTATGTTTATAAAAAGGTTGAGGTTACAGGCGGCTCATCAACACAGCCAGAAGGTACACTTAAGGTTGTTGCAGATGGAACACAGGAATCAGATACAACAATTTCGATCAGTAAATTAACACCAGGGGTATCATTTATTGGACTTGATGAAAGCTATTCAAAGCCTGCTGTTGGAGATTATGTAACGGGAGCATGGACAGATGATGAAGATCATGTTCTGGGGGCTACAAATGGCGGTAATAAGCTTTCAATTGTTCCTGAAATCACACCAATTGAGGTTGATGGTGCAACTGTTGAGATTAAGGGCCTTAATCAGAAGACTGGCGAAACTGGAACGCTTGAAGTTAATCTTGCACAGCATACAGTTGAGTCTATCAAGCGCGCAATTGTTGGAAAGGAAGCAGACAGCTTAATCAAAGGATATACACAGATTGAAACTAAGTCATTGATTGAGTTATCAGATTACCTTGATAACATTGCGTTTGTCGGTACAATGACAGATGGTAAAGAAATTATTGCAATCTTAGAAAATGCAATCTGTTCTTCAGGCCTTGAACTTGATAACAAGAATAAGGAAACATCCGTATGCGCTACAACATTCAAGTCTACAGCAGATTTTAAGGGTGGCGTATTTGATAAGTTGCCGATTTACATTTTTTATCCTACTAAAAAACAGTAGCTTAAGAAGGGGGAAATAAAGCATGAGTGAAGTAATAACATTAGAACCAATGGAAACTGAATCAATGGCCGTTATTGTGGAAAAGCCATATACATTGAGACCTATTGAAGCAGATGATCTTGATTATCTTGCAAGTATTATTGATAAGATTGGTATTGACAAGATTGCAGATTGCTTTGGTAAGAAAGAGATTAACAGGCTTGTTGAAGGAAAAGAGGTCAATAATGATTTAATCAAAGATGTTGGCATAGATGTTATGGTAAAGATTGCTGCAATTGTCGTAAAGAATTACAGGGTTGCTAAGAAGGATATCTATTCGCTTTTAGCATCTGTATCGGGTATGACAGTTGAGGAAGTTGCACATCTTAAGCTGCCTGTGTAT